TCCAGATCTTGTACTCCTGTTATATGCTCATTCTCAAATAAGCACTCCTCCATATACCGCCTTACCTCACTGTTAAGGTATTCCTCACTGTAGCTATATCCGATGAGATCATAAACCTCATCCCCATAACCCCAGCTATAAATAATCCAGCGGTATCTCTTAGCCTTAAGAGCTAAGTAAGCCCACACACAAAGAGCATCTACACCAGTTACTATCCTCCCTGTGAGTGTGCCTTTTTCAAAGTCGATCTCATACTCACGGATAGAGGAGGCTGTTACCTCTTGATCCGCTAGAGTAAGATCCTCTGTAGTTGCAAAAGGAAATAAACTCATTTACGCCTCCACCACCCTTGCTATGATTACATACTTGTTATTATCGTTAAGTTTCTGTACCAGCACCATATCCCCAGCTTTAAGCCCATCGGTATAGGTTATCTGGCTCTGTTTCCATACCCTAGTATCTGGATCTGGGTTATCCTTACTGGCAAAACCGTTACTCTGTGTAGTATCCACAGATACTCCAGCTACATAAGGTACTTTTATCTGTCTGGTATACCCTGCTACTAAGTAATCTGCTATATACAGATCCTCAGCATTGAGTACCAGATCATCTATCTTTACGCTGTTAGAGCTTTGCATTACTCCTATCTGGGCTAAGGTAGGATTATCTTTAGCTCCCTGTGATCTCATCATCTCTAGCACTTCTGCATATTGATGATCGTTTTTCATGTTATCTCCAGTACCAGCCATGCTATCCCTCCTTAGTATCCATCATCTGTTTTAAAGTTACGGTTAAGCTCATGGTAGCTACTCCATTCTGCCATGTATGAGTATCTGCATCTATCCACACTACACCGCTGAGCCCTGTAGAGCTATCTCTTACTACCGCCCCTGCTCCTGTTACTGCCTCATTGAGGTTTACACATTCCAAAGTAAAGGTTTTCTCAACCGTCTTAAACATACTCTTAGCTGTGGTAGTAGCATCCTTGCCCTCCTCTTTAGTGTAGGTCTGTTGGAATATACCGTACTTTTTCACATCTGCATCATTTTGTACTACTCCCTGTGGCTTGCCCTCTCCGTCATAAATACGAACCTTATTAACCATGTTAGTAATGCTCTCTTTATAGTTGGAGCTGGTAATATTGCTATCCTCTGTGATCTCAATACTGCATACCACCTTACCCATTTCCTCTACATTGAGGTAGCCTTTTTTAGCTACCACCCTGTAGCTTACTCCGTTCTGTTGGTATGCCTGTGTATAGGCTCTCATAATAATCTCATAGATAGATACATTCTGTACTATGAGTTTCTGTGTTAGTCCTGTCTGAGCTAAGGAGCCTACAGGGATCTCCATATCATCACATACCATCTGAGTTATCGCCTCCGCTGTCTTAGAGCTAAAATTATAAGTGGCGTTACTCTTGATGGTATAGAAAAGAAGATCATAACAGGTATAAGTAACTGTACCTGTGGTACTGCTTGCCTCCCTCTCTACTACAAAGCCTCTAAAGAGCTCTGTTTTTCCATCATCCTCAAATAGGTAAACAGGATCCGCTAAGTTGATGGTAAGAGGAGTAATATTTTTATCTAGGGGAGCATTGACTATATGGAGCTCCAGCTTTCTAGCTACCTCCGATCTGCTACCTCCCCAGCTCATAGAGGAAACATACTCTGTAATGTCTGTATCCTTATGCACTACTATCACTCTTACCACCTCCTAAGGGATCGTCAATACTTGATTAGGATAGATAAGATTAGGATTTTTTATCTTATCTCTGTTAGCATTGTAGATCTTAGTGTACTGAGCTCCGTTACCGTAAAACTGTTTAGCTATTTTCCAGAGGCAATCCCCACTTTTTACCGTGTATGTTCTGGCTGTACTAGCCTGTGGCTTTGTAGCCCTTACTGTAGGCTTTACAGTAGCTATAGTAACGGTAGCTTTTTTTGTCTTTATCTTTTTGTACTCCTTTAGATTACAGGTATAATAAATATCTCCTGTAGCATCCTGCTCTCCCCACACAAAGCTCTCCACTGTAGCCTCCATGTTAAGAGTGCCTGTAATGATAACCCTAATAGGAGTACCAGACTTTCTCCAGCTCTCGATCTTCTCTACATAAGTTAGAGGCTGTTTACGCCCTGCATTATTACTAAAGTTATAATCTTTTGCTGGAAAAAAAGACTTAAGAGAAATTTCTCTTAAGCCTGTATTTCCGATAAGGTTTACATCTCCCACCTGTATTACATTGACAACCGTATTTTTATGAGCTACGGACACCGTGTAATCAGAGGGCTTAACTGGGAGTTGAAACTTATCGCTATTCTGTTGTAACCAAAATTCCATTAAGTATCCTCCTCCCTGTTAAGTCATATTAGGTAACAACTTTTTGAATTTTGCCACCATATCAGATACCACCTTATCGGTATCTGCCTCTTTCTCAATGATTACCGTATCCGCCAATTTTTCAATCGTTACGGATCCGATACCACCGCTCTTAGGTAGATCGCTATCCTGTGGATTTCCTGTACCTCCTGTACCTCCGTTATTATCCTGTGGATCATCTGGATCCCTGTCTATAGGTGTAACATCCTTAAGCTGTACACCTCTAGTACTCATCCGCCTCTCATACTGATCTGCTTGATTTCTGGTTAAGACTTTCTCTCCTTGATGGAGGATAGCTGGGTAATTATCGTATGGTACTCTGTCTTTACCATAGGCAAAACCTAAAGCACTCTTAACCTTGCCTCCGATACCTCCTACAAAGTCCTTAGCCTTTGAGATTGCACCACCAATTTTATCTACAAAACCGCTAATAGCATCTATCGCTCCGCTTATTACACTTGTTACGGTTCCGATCGCTGTAGATACAGCACTGGAGATACCACCGAAAATAGTGGATACCGCATCAAATAAGCCTTGAAATACACTCTTAATGGTTTCTACGATAGTGGTAATCGTAGAGCTTGCACTGTCGAAAAATCCACAGATACTACCCCAGATCTGAGAGATGTACGGAGCTAAGAAATTGAATACCGTTTCAATTCCTGTAAGTAGCCCATCCACCACCGTAAGGATCACATCTACTACCGCACTGATTATAGGGGCTAAGGTCTGCCATACAGTAGATACTACTGTTACTACTACAGATACAATAGTCTGGAATAATCCCATGTGATTACCGATCATGGTAAGTACTTGCTGGATCACATTTCCCACAAAAGTAAAGATAGAGCTCAATGTAGGCATAAT